TTCATAAAATTTCTCGCTTGCCATCTTATCGTTTTTGATGGACAGACCGTCCGAACTTTCAAATGCTACATTATATGGAGGGTCGGTCAACACAAGGTTAGCTTTCTTGCCGTCCATCAGAGTTGCCACCTCATCGGGATTTGTAGCATCCCCGCACATGAGTCGGTGTCTGCCTACCGTCCACACATCGCCACGCTCCACAAAGGCAGCCTTTTCCAGGGCATCGCTTAAATCAAAATCGTCCTCTTCCACATCGGATTTATCATCTCCGGCAAAAAGGTCTGCGATTTCGTCATCGTCAAAGCCTGCAAGACCGATATCAAAATCCATGCCCTGCAAGGACTCGATTTCGATTTTCAGCATTTCCTCATCCCATCCTGCGTCAAGCGCCATACGGTTGTCGGCAAGGATGTAGGCTTTCTTCTGTGCCTCGGTAAGATAGTCCACGAAAACACAAGGCACTTCATCGATGCCTTCTTCCTTTGCAGCCATCACACGGCCGTGTCCGGCAATGATACCGTAATCCTTATCAATGATGACAGGGTTGATAAAGCCGAACTCTCGCAATGAGGAACGGAGCTTCATAATTTGCTCCGGAGAGTGGGTACGGGCATTATTCACATACGGCACTAATTTTGTAGTAGAAACAAGTTCCATCTGCGTTGTTGTTCTTCCCATAGCACCCTCCTTAATACAGACCCCATTCAGCGAACTTTTCAAAGCCACCGAGGTTCTGAATGTATTCTCTTGCAATGGCTACGATTTCTGCATAAGGCTTGCCATCAATGGTATCATCTCCAATGGCACAGCAAAGCTGCACAGGCTCTTTTGTTTTCTGCGCTTTTAGGAACGCATAGATATTTACAGACACATCAGCCTTACTGAGGTCTTTGCCGTGAAGACCGCCGCCTGTTACGGAGTCAGCCATATCACTGCCAAGTTTACGATTGGTAGCACCCGTATCTACATCCGTGCCACCAGTCCAATCTCCGAGAGGATTTACCTCGGCAAGAGGGCATTCTCTGCGGAGGATGTCTGTAGGAACATTACTCTGACACACTATCAATCTGTGTCCATCCATAATGTATTTTCCGTCATAAGGATACTTCTCATAAATGCTGTGAGCCATATAAGATAGGTCTTTCTGTTCTTGTGTCAAAGGCATACCCTTAAAGATGCCGTTATCCCCACAACGTATACCATATTTCTGATTGTCAGACAGGTGTTTATCTTGGGGAACGATAACAATGTCCGTATCCATCACACCTGCAATGCGATGCACATCACTGATGATTTCAGCCTTATTCAAATCCGCTGTAGTTTCAATAATGGCATGGCATATACCGTGACCGATGAGAACCTCCACAGCGATTTTCGGATTTTGTTCTTTTGCATAAGCCAGATCCACAATTGCTCCTGCAATTCTGTCTGCCACCTTGTCCGGATGGCTCGGATTTACTTTTTCAATCATGATTAAAACCCCTTTCGTTGGTGCAATAGTCGTTCCAGTTCATCATTCGGATTGGTACCTGAAAAATCTACGGAACAGTTTTCTTTTACAATTTGCATGATGTTATCCCACTGCCTTGAGGCCTGGTTCATATAATTGATGCCGATATTGATAAACGGGGAAGTGACAGGTTTCCCAGTTGTGGGATGCTTTGATAAAAATCCAAGTTCATTAGTCATCTCCTCGCACTGCAACCATCTCGCCACACACATGGCATAACGTTCAATGGTCTGTGGGGAAACATAACCCGCACAACCGATGGAATTGAGCCAGTTCCATGTATCCTCATAAATCTGCTTTGCTCTCAGTTCCGTACCGTCACGCTGCTTTGCACTGAGCAGTTCATTTGGTTTCGGCATCTGTATACCTTCCACATCGGGGATATCCAACATCGTTAGTTTGCGACCGCCGGGGTTGCCGTTCTGCACCTTTTCCAGATTGGACTTTGGCTTACGACCTGCACCCGGACGTTTTCCGCCACGACCGCCTGTGTTATTCGATTTTGTTGGCACGATTCTCACCGCCTTTCTGTCTGCGGGCCTTATTACCCTTTTGATTTCGCAATTTTTTCACACGAAACCCCACGCCCGTTGCACGGGATATAGGTCCCGGAGATTTGACCACCCCTACCGGGTCAGTGATTATGCCAACGGTCACCACTTTCTGCGTGAATCTTCGCATGGCAGGACTTACAAAGAGCAATTAAATTTTCTCTTGCATGGGTTCCGCCCTGTGACAATGGCAACTTGTGATGTATCTCTTCGGTTGCTGTCAGTTTTCCTTCGGCCTCACACTTCTCACACAGTGGATGGGCGGCGGCATAGCTGTCACGGATTCGTTTCCATGCTCTGCCGTAGCGTTTCCTTACTGCGGGGTCACGGTCATAGGTTTCGTAGCGTTTGTTTTCCTGCTTCTCATGTTCCTCACAAAACCTCCCGTCCGTTAGGTTGGGACAGCCGGTGAAAGAACACGGTCGCTTTGGTCTTCTTGGCACTTGTTTCACCTCCTCGGGGCATAAGAAAAGCCCTGAAGGATTGCTCCCTCAAGGCTTGGTTTCATTCTGCTTTTCGCTGATTATATCATATCATATGCTCGTTTCTGGGCTTCGGTCAGGTTCTCGGCAAAGACGCAGGGCACATTTTCATAGCCTTCCTCGCGGGCAGCCTGAACACGTCCGTGTCCGACGAGGATGTTATAATCCGCGTCAATGACCGCAGGGCTAACAAAGCCAAACTCCCGAAGGGAAGCTCTAAGCTGCGCGATCTGTTCCTTGGAATGCGTTCTGGCGTTCCGGGCGTAGGGTACCAGCTTATCTATAGGTACCTGTTCAAATCGTTCTGTATTCATTTACATGTTCCTCCTGCTTCGAAGCAGCTGCTCCATCACGCTGTCCTGCGGACTGCCTTCAAATGGCTCGGTGCAGTTCTGCTTTACAATGTCGTAAATCTCATACCAGAGCAGGTTGGCCTGCTTCTGGAAATTAAGCGAGAGCTGCACGAACGGACTCGCGATGGCAGCTCCCGTAGTCGGGTGTTTTCCGAGCAGGCCGTATTTGCTGACCGCCTCGGAGCACTGAATGTATCTGGCAAAGGCCTCGGAGTAGCTTTCGAGCAGGCGCTTGTTCACGAGCCTGTCGCAGCCGCGTTCCTTGAGCCACAGCCATGTTTCCTTATAGATTTCATCCGCGCCCAGCGGCTTTCCGTCCTTCTGCTGTGCAGAGAGGTAGTCGTCCGGGCTTGGCATATCCATGCCTTCGAGCTCCACGCCGTCACCGATGTCCTCTGTGTCGAGGTCGGTTAAGTCGTCTGTGAAGTCGGGAAGCTCCATGCGTCTTGCCGGAGCTCCTCTTGTGATTTTGTCGGCGAGGGCGTCAGGCTTGGAGCCCGCTTTTACACGCCGCCCGCCGCGATTGGTTCCGTCTTTTGCCACGTCAATCACTCCTTGTCTTATCGGGCTGGGTTTAATACCCCGTTTGAATTGCAATTTTTGCGAAGAAGACCACGCGCCGTTTTCCGGGAAAACAGGTCGTAGAGATTTTGACCGCCCCTACCGGTCGCCGCGCTCGTGGTGAATCTTCTCGTGGCACGAACGACAAAGGCTCATAAGATTGGACTCCTCGTTCGTTCCTCCGTCAGCAAGAGGAATGATGTGGTGGACTTCCTCGACCGCGACGTAGCGTCCGGCCTTTAAGCACTGCTCACAGAGCGGATGCTTGTGAACGTACCTGTCACGGATTCGTTTCCAAGCTCTGCCGTAGCGTTTGCCGGGAGAGTAGCCGCGATGGAACTTCTCGTAGTGTTGTTCCATCACCTTGGCGTGCTCCTCGCAGTAAACACCGTCGGTTAAGTTCGGGCAGCCGGGAAAGCGGCACGGTCGTTTTGGTTTCCTTGGCATAAGCCGCGCCTCCTTTCGGGCAAAGAAAAAGCCCTGCAGGATAATCCCACAAGGCTTGGTGGCTGCGCGTGCAGCCGTTTCTTTATTCTGTTTCGCTGATTATATACTATCATAAGTGGCAGGTGGGCATCTTAGGACAAATATGGACATTTCGGGCGCATTTCATATTTCGATAGGATTTTCAGGGAGAGATGCATGCAGCAGTGCGTTTCCGTGCCAGCGCCGGATGGTGCGGGCATCTGCACAAAGCTCGGTGCCGATCTGCTCCCACGTATAGTTATGGATGTAGCGGTACTTCAAAACCATGCGCTCGTCGGTGTCCGGAACCGCCTCGATCACTTCCCGGATCTGCTTTTTCAGGTCGGAAAGCATCTCAAGCTCCCGTGCGATTCTCTGTTCCAAGTCCCAGAGCTTTTCAAGCGTCCGGGCAAAGGGAGCCTCGTTATTCCTTGAAGTCTGCACGCGGTCTTTATCATATTGGATAGCCGACACGCTGCCTGCCATCTCACGCAGGTTTTGTGCTTCCATCGTATCGGACTTGATTCTCTGATCAAGGCGGTAGGCCTGATGGAGATATTCTTTTACTGTCATTTAGGCTTAGCCTCCTCTCGTAGTTTTGTGATTAGGTACTCGCCGTCCACGCTCGTTAGGGTCTTGTACCAGCCGGAGCGGAAGAAGCGCTCGCATTCCAGCGCGTCTGCCATCGCGGCCTTGTTGCCGGACTTCTTTTTCAGGC